CTCCAAAAGCATTGATTAGTCCAGTTTCATTGGTGACATTAATTGCCTCTCCAATGGGACCTTTTAAGAATGGTGCTGCAAAACCTGCAATATTTGCGTTAGTAATATCAGCTCTGCCGTTGGTTAGGTCTTTCTCCCTAACAACGACTCCCGGTGAGCGTAAAACTACCATGTTTATCTCCTAGAATATGTGTCATATTTTCTAAATCTATTTATTATTTTGACACTCTCCAATGGGGAAACAATGCATGAACCCTTTACCAGTCAGGGTATACATCTTTTATTCTTGGAACTGGATTATATGAAATATCTACTTTATCTCTTCTATTTTTAATCACTCTTTTTTTCGTACATTCTTTACATTCGTAAGAATATGCAGAGGGTAATCCTTTACTATTTTTACGGGTCAAATAAAAATCAGTAAGTAAATCTTTTTTAATTCCACAACTTCGACATTCCCTTTCATTGAAGAGTAAATGTCCAAGTTCAAATTCCTCTTCAAAGTTCATTATCTATATTCCCACATGTGACTCATCTCTCCATACTCACTTCCGTTATATGAACCCTTTCCATCCTCAGCAATATACCAGACATTACCTTCAGTATCAATTGCATCATAGTCCGTCAGACCATCATCAATAAAACCAAATGGTGCCATGTCTTGATCAATCTGATTCTTCTGTTCTTCATATAATCTCTTACGAACATCATTGTCCGTCATCTCTTTAAAATAATCTTGTGCAACTAACCATGCAAAAATAACAAGACACATTGCAAGGTCATCATTACATCCTTCTTCTGCTTCAAATGATTGTTTCTTTTGAATGAATGTAGTAAGTTCTGAGATAATATCATAATCACTAACAAGCAATTTGTCTGCTTCAACTAATTGCTTTAGATTAGAGCAACCAATTTTCTTTACGGTAGTACTTGTTTTTACACCAAGTTGAGTTTTAGATCCAGAGAAACCTTGACCAACTAATTGACCAGCACGACCTCTCATTGCACACATAAGAAGATTCTCATTCTCCAAATCATACTGTAAGATTGATGCTACTTGATCTCCAATGTCATTAACTTCAACTAGAATAAATGCTCGATGATAATTTACTGCAACCTGGTGAATAATGTTTGGGAACAACATGGGTTTAATCTCATTGTTCCTATATACACCTACGACTCGGTATGGTACAGTAGTAATATCATATAAAATAAATGCAGAGTAATCATTATTAGTACCACGTGATACGTCAACCGTCATCAGATACTCATGATCTGGAAGTGGGTTCTCGTATATTTTTAATCCTTTACTACTTGATAAAGGTTCATCATATGACATTGATCTCAACTTTGCAGCAGAGATTAGAGTATCAACAGATCCTAAGAACTCACACTCAAACTCTTGAGTGAACTGTCTTAATGATGTGTTAGCAATTGTTTGTTCTTTCCACCTTTCATCTCTACCGGGTACTTGAGACCAATGTACCTCAGTAGTTACATATTCATTTCTACCAAGTTCAGCATCATGCCATAACTTGTAGAACATGTTCATCCCATTTGGTGTTGAGATGATGATGACTTTTGTGCTTTTACCAGAAGAAATAGTAGGATAAACAGAGGAAAAGAACTGCTCTGCAATATGGTTTGGAATGAATGCAAACTCATCGAGGAAGATGATGTTAAACGACATACCTCGGACAGCACTTGCAGATGTAGAAGATGCCAAAATTTTACTGCCATTTTCTAACTCCATAGATCCTTTGTTCCATGCAATGATACCCTGCTGTAACCACTTAGGCAAGTTCTCGTATGCAAGTTGTAACCTTCCGAGAAGTTCTCTTGCGGTAGGTGCTTTGTTTGCTAGGATACCAATGTTGACGTTATCATTAAAAATTGCATAGTGCATAAGATATGCTACAACAGTGGTTGACTTACCTGTCTGTCGTGGTAGTTTTGCAATGTTAAATCGATTACTATGGAAGCGACGAACCATGTCTTCCTGAAAATCATATAACTTGAAAGGTACAAGACCTTCATCAAGAGAAACAATTTTACAATACGTCTTAGCAAAGTATACTGGATCTGCTTTACACTTAAGATATTCCTTAATCTGTTCAGGGGTAAAGTTGATTGGTACACCAACTTTTTTTAGATTAGGGTTACCAAGATAAATTTCATTTGGTTTTAATTTAGTCATTCCCATTTAGGTGGTGAGTCAGGACATTTCATTCCAGGAAGGAGTGTCTTCAGTGGCATAAAACATCCGCATAATCTACATTGTTTGGTTACTTCTTTATAAAATTCACATGCTTCGCACACTTTCATCTTTTCATTAGAAGTCATAAATTAACAATCCCATTTACGTAATGATTTATTGATCCTGCTATCTGGATCGTTTGCTGTTTTCTTACTTGTAAGTTTTTTCTTCATCCCACGCATTCGACTGCAGAAGGATTTTCTTCTGGGATTGCCCTTCTTCTTGGTCGGTGCCTTCAAGTCGCTGCCAGGGTTCTCCTTCTCGTAGGATTTCCTGCCCTTCTCGTTGAGTCCACCTTCGCTGTTCTTTCCAGATTTCTTTGTCCATGCTGCCTCATCTAATTGTGTGCAAAATTCTTTGAATGTTATCATAGTTAGTTATGCAAACACTCTATGTGGACTTGATGGTTTAACCTCATAAGATTCCCAACCTTCTGGAAGGTCTCCAAGATAATTGACATGCCATCCTGGTAATACTGTTGGTGCTACAAGTTCATTACCTTCTTCGTCCCATTCACCACCCTCAGTGATTGTTCCTACAACATCGATGGCATGATTTGCTGTATAGGCGTTTAATTTTTCTTCTGTAGCATCAGTGGATTCTCCATTTTCATCATATACAGGAACATCAATTATAAAACCTGCAGTACGAGCAGCAGTTAACCATGCTGCTTCATCTGCAAATTTAAAAAATGGTCCGGGTGTAGGTGGAGTTTCTATGAGTTCTTCAGTCATGGTTCTAATTCATTAAGGGGCAAGGGGAGATGGACCAAGAGTGGTTACTTGCAATGAAGCCTGCATTACAGGGTTGTATCTTTGAGTTTGACTTTAATCGTTCGCAGTAAACGTTTGTAAAGTAGTTCATTAGCTCAGATCAATTAATTCTTCAAAATCTTCGAGAATAGTTTTAAATACAGCTTTTTCAGAAGACGAAGCAAATCCCCATGAAACTGGAATATCATTGCTAGCAAAGCCTGTTACAATATCACCAAAGAAAAAGTTAATTGTCTTAATTGCAGGGTATTTATAAAGGGTCAACAACATATCTCTATACCAACTTTCCTTTGAAGTGGCACATAGGCCAGAAGTCGCTGTTTCGCCTACATTAATGGGCTTGGAACTAATTGCGGAAATTGCCGAGTAAGCAGGCGCGAACTCCAGTTCAAAGCTCGTGTCAACTGTATAAGTTGAAGATGTGCCGCAACGATTAAATGAAGTGATAGAAAATGAATCTATAACTTGATCTATATCAGGCAAATAAGAATTACCTTGCTCGAATACGCCATCAACACCACGTCTGTTAAAGTTAGCAGTCAAATTAACATATGGTCTAGCTGCATTGTTTGTTAGAATAGTATTTATCCTTTCATAAGCATCAACTAGATCGGCAAAAGTATTTGTTCCATAACCCGCTCCCCATGGATACCAATCCCCATTACCTTCATGTAAGACTGTTAGTGAAAAATATTGTTTGTATTCAGCTATTTTTAGTGCAAATCTAGTTAATTCGTAGTCAAAATAACCTGCATTTAATTCAGATAGAGTACTATAACCATCTCTTTTGATTAAAAGGATGATATTTACGGGTA